TCAATATCTAAAACACCCGCTAGTTTGTTTACGCCCATACCATACATGATGCCTAGATTAACTGTCTTTGCGTTCTTACGAGTAATACCAGCCATATCCGCAACCATTTGGTGAAAGTCCGCGTCGCCCTCATGGTATGCATTAATCACACTACCTATCTGTTCGTGCCTGTTTGCACCTTTTAAGGAAGCACAATAATGTGCCAACCACCGAGGCTCCTGTGATGCGTAGTCAAAACTCGCCCACTTCTCGCCCTCCTCTGGGACAAATAAACCACGGATAAGAGACTTAATCTCTGGATCACGAGCCGGAATCTGCTGTAGGTTTGGGTTAGACGAAGAGAACCGTCCTGTCACTGTGCCGCCATCATCGCTACGCAATGGGTGAAACTCAGCATGTATCCGCCCCTTGTGTTCAAACTTCAGTATGTTCTCGATGAACGTCGTGTTCGCCTTGTTAAATTCTCGAAGCTTTAGTATTTGTTGCGCTACCGGGTGAGGGTGTGCCGCCAGAAATTGTTTCGTGAAACTTGGTGCATGGCTCTTCTCTGTTTTCGGGTACACCAACTCATGCCAGTCAAACAACTTACTAATAGACGTTGGATTCCAAGGTTCAATGTCTATGTTTGTTTCTGTTTTTATCTCTTTTAGTAGTTTCTTCTCCCGCTTCTCTAACTCTGTACGAGTCTTCTCAGTGGCCTCAAGGTCAACACGCACACCACGCCACCGCATATCAATAAGAAGACGTGTGAGTTCTGTCTCAAGATCAAAGATGCTACGCACTTCTTCTCTGTCCATCTCACGATTTAATAACTCCCACAGTCGAAGCGTGACACTTGCATCTTGTTCTGCATATGCGCCCACAAAACGACTAGGCAATCGCCACATATCAGCCTTCGGATCAACACCATAGTCTGCCGCCGCACGTTTCATGGCTTTCTCGTTCTTGCTTTCGTTGAGGTAATCAATGGCAAGAGAGTTTAGATTGTACCACCGCCTGTTCTCGTTAAGCATAGCCGCAGCAGTCATTGTATCGTTTATAACACCGTTGACCTCAATGCCCGCCCAACGCATCCAGCCGACATCATACTGAGCGTTGTGCATGACTTTGGGTATGTTAGTCGCCATCATTTCTTTGATGTAACTTATCACTGCTTTCTCTGGTAGATTGCCTCCGCCTTCGTGTCGGATAGGGTAGTACCCGCAGAAGTTATTGAAAGCAACAGCGTACCCAATAACATAACCATCATCTCTCGCCCAGCCCGGTCCTAACGTCATTAAATTTGGATCACGAGTTTCTAGGTCAATCGATATTACTTTGGCTTCTTTATAGTGGTCTGGGAACGAAGCAGGAGGTGACCAATCAGAGTCCAATGCGCCTGTTGCTACTTCTTTTATGTCCGCTTCGAGCTCTTCTTTTGTACCGTCCATTCTGTTTATAAAACTTATTTGGGTCATATTCTGAAACTCCATCTGCTTGAACCCTCAATTAAATGAAGGTTTTGTTTGGCTCTTGTCATGCCGACATAAAAAACACGTTTCTCACAGTCTTCGTTAGCCAGTGTTTGACACGCTTTACTTGAATCTAAAAACAAAACAACATTGTCCGCCTCACCGCCCTTTGCCTTGTGTATCGTAGACAGCCTAATCCTTGGCTCTTTTCCAAACTTCTCCCCTGCCCGTAGCACAGACTGTATGTACACTCGCTCTGCGTCAGGAATATCAAGAATCTCAAACCACTTCTTACCACCATAGTCTAAACTAGTTAGTTCGAGGAAGTTGTCCATAGTGAACGTTTCAGTCGGCTCATACTTGAACCAATGATCTACAGCCTTGCGAATTGGTTTATCTACACGAATAAAAGACATAAAACCTTTTGCCTCTTCTTTAGACACAGAGTCACCACGAGATAGTCGTGTCCATGTTTGAGCTGCGGTAAGCACTCTGGTCGAAGCACTATACCCCGCACCCTCGCGCCAATACAGCAACCCCCACTCCTTCATATCCTTCGCCACTTTATTAAGAATATGGTTGGTACGGCAAAGTATTAACCACTCGCCTTCTCGTAAGTCTATCTCATCAAGTGCATAGTGAAATGATACGGAGCCCTCATGACTAATTGGTTTCCAGTTCTTATCGACACGTCTGCTCACGCCTTTAATTAAGTCCAGAGACAAGTTGTGTACTGCTTGGGGGACACGGAAACTCTGATCCAATACTCGTTTATTATCACACCGGGCAATAAAGTTTTCTGGATCAACGCCCATCCACTCGTAGATAGCTTGGTCGTCATCCCCTGCGTAGTAAGTCTGCTTTGCGTTTTTAATAAGCTTGTCCACCATGTCCCACTGCAACGGAACAAGGTCTTGCGCTTCGTCAACAATAAGCAAGTCAAGTTTCGGACAATCAGGCAAGTCAATAAAACTTTCAATCATGTCAACAAAGTCAATTTTTTTTGTCTCTTTTTTATAGTCATCGTAAACTTGATTGACTATCTGAAGCTGGCGGAAATCGAGATAGGGATTGTTAAACTCATCAAACTGTTGTCGCAAGCCAATGCCTCTTGTACGAGACATGCTGATAACAGAAAGGTACATATCACCATCACGACCCAAGCGGAAGAACTCGCCGTCACTTACACTCATGCTCCGTGAACTTTGGAACTCAATGCCCAACAACTTCTCAAGTTGTGTGTAATCCGCCGATCCAATAACATCACTTCGCTTCAATCCGAGTTGGCGAAACGCTAGAGAATGTAGTGTTCTGAAATGTAGCAGACGCTTCGGGTCGAGACTTAATTCAGAGATAGCCCTGTCCCTTGCTTCTTCTGCCGCCTTACGGCTAAACGAAAAGAAACCCACTGATTCCGGTGGTGCGCCATTACGCAAATGTTGACGTACAATCTCGATTAAGGTATGTGTTTTGCCTGTTCCCGGCGGTCCGACTATGGCGGTTGGTGCACGATTGCTTGTCAAAACGGAATCTCCTCTCCACCGACATTGATGCCAGGAATATCAATGGGTTCTTTGAACTCGGGAACAGACCAAACTCGGACAGATTTCCATTCTGCTTTAGAGTTTTTGTACTGTTTGAGTTGATGTGATGTCTCACCATCGTTCAATTCTTTGATACGTTCCTGCACTTGCCCCTTGGTGTAGGTAAGGAAGTTCTGTGCTTTGAGAAAATTCATCAGTGCCGCCATTTTAAAATAAGTGTGTCCTTCCTCTGTGTATGGCTTATTAAGGTCTAACTCCTCCCATGACTGCGCTTGTACCCGTCCTGCACAGAAGTTCTCGAGTAACTCCATAAACTGCCCTTTGTTTGTCAGTTCAACCGGAACTTCAATCTCGACGACTTCAGTAAGTGCTACGTTCACAACTGTTTGCCATGTGTCTTCTTTAAGTTTAGGAGGCATAAAGTTCAGCTGCTCCATGCAAGCACGTTGAAACTGCGTGGGCATCTGTAGTTGCTCTGTTGTGAGTTCAAGACGTGCGCCCGCCACATCGACAAACCATATACGAGGCTCCGACTTTACAACTGTTAGTCCGGTAATCTCAACATTTCGAGCACTGTTGCCGATGCCGTATTTGCGTTGACGACACAGGCTTTTATTGCAGTGCATGGCAAGTTGTGGCTCATTACACTGATAGAAATAATCTTTCTTTTCTATCTGATCCTGGATGGTGACAAGCTCAGATGCAGGAAGTGGTGGTTGAAAATACGAATGGTTGGCGGCTTCAACGTCCTGCTTCCACTGCTTCGGGTTCTGCTTCTTAAAATATGTGGCAAGATTAAACGCCACACAGTTTCTACCACCCTGCCCAACTCCATTGCGGACATGACACTCTAAGCACGGCGGAGCTTCGACAAGTATTTCACTGCCGCCTGAAACTTGGATAGACATAAATTCGCTAGGTGTTTTACGCGACTTCTCCACCATTGCCAGAAACTGCTGTAAAGTCGCCTCCTTTCCCTTGTTTGTGAACGCGGGACGGAGAGTGCGTTCGACATCATGATAGGGAAGGTTGATAGCGTTTCCGACATCGCCTCTTTCGACAAGGAGTTTTTCCTGCTTGGGAAATATTTCTGAGTTACCTTGCCCCAGAACTGCCGCAATTTCTGATAGCTTGTCCCGCATATCTGCCGCAGAAATTTCACCATCGATAAAGAAGTAAATGTGCGCCCCACCACTTTTGGATCTACAGACAATACCTGGAATATCCAGTTGCCTACACTTGCCAACAAGATCAGCATGATCCAAAGGATAGGTGTCAATATCAATACAACCGAAAGAGCACTGATTGTTAGCATTGATAGGAATACTACCAATACCTTTTCCACCATCGAAGTGTTCTTGGATTTTTTCTGCCGTGATCGGCTCTCGGATGATTCGCGTTTTGGCTTCTGATTTACCATTTACACGCCCTCCTGTAATAATTGTCTGTCCATGTGCGCCATCAAATCCACGAAATGCCGCCATGAACTTTTGAACATTGTCCATAGCAATACCTTATTGTGGGGGGCCCGAAGCCCCCCTTGATTCTTATTCCATTGAGAAAAGCTCTTCATCACTCTGTGTATTACTTCGTGAATTTCCTGCGCTCTGAAGTTCTGTGTCAGCCGCAGTTTCAACCTCTCCCGATTCAATAAGGTCACTGAAGGATTTTGCTTCCTCATACAAGTCTTCGTCTTGAACATAACTTGTCCTCCCAAGAACAGACCACTCATACCAAGTATAGTTGTCTCTTGTTTTTTCAACAGTAGTAAGATGCCATATCGTACCAAAAGACGGAAGCTTTATTCTTCTGTCGTCAACCATCGCTGTTTGCATTTTAATCTGCGTATTCCAGCCACGAGACACCTTCAAACTTGTTGACTGCATACCAAGAATAGCTTGCTGATATGCCCCTGTGTCTTGATCAACTACATAGACGTAATGCTGTGCAACTTTAACAAGTTCATTGCCACTTGGCAAAATGTCCTTGTTATTTTCATCACGATTAGCACTGCGAATTGCGGGATCATTTGGCTCTAACTTACCAACAAAGCCGCCGCCTTCGTCCATAGGGACAAACTCGAGATGTGCAAACTCAAACGCACAAGGCACTACAAAGATACCTTTGTCCTGCTTAAAGAGTTCGCGTGTGACTGTATTAAAGATGTCACCTTCTTCTGAACCCTCGATAAACTTTGCGTTTGTTTTCTTGCGTTCAGGTGAGCCGTTTTGAATCATGCGGATAAAAGGTAAAGCAAGATGCTCCATGCTTACACCCGCCTGTCCTGCACCAGCGTCTTCAGCAAATCTGTTTGCTAAACTTTCCGGTACAATCAACTGACTCGTTTCTTTCTTTACAACTTTCGTTGGTTTCTGTTCTGTAGTTTCTGTAGCTTTCGACATTACTTTCTCCTAATCTTTGCTTCTATTCCACTAAACACACTGAAAGCCTCAAGGTCTTTTTCAGACATTCTACCTTGAGACATTTCATCTTTTACCACCGCCTTCAATGTACTGGGGTGAATGGTCTTCTTGTTGTCAACTGAAAGACCTTTGTTGACTGCATCATCAAGAAACGCACCAGCCTCGTTGTCTTCACCCTTACCGAATGTGACTTTGACTTCGTTCTTGATAATGTCGTCCAAACCCCGTCCACGAAGATACGCGAAACATGCGTCTTTATTATCTTCTGTGATACGAGCATAGACAAAGGGTTGCAGAGTTATAGAGTTGCCTTCAACACTAACACTCTCCAATCCCATTGAATCCATAGCTGCCGGGATAAGTTCTCTTATGATCTGGTCATAATCTTTTTGAGCAATGTTTTGTTGCTCTTTGTAGTATTTGATATTCGCATCCGCATCTTGTGCTGCTTTAACTAGGTTAGCTAAAGCACTCCCTTGGTCTTCTGACACTTCGGAAAAAGCTTTTGCATCTGCTTCCATCTTTTCAAATAAATCGGACATTGTGTCACCTTTCTCTGTTACGCATTTATAGTGTGCCCACTTGCAATTCACATAATACATATCTATATTAGCGTTACAAGCATTATTTTACGGTACTATGACATATATTTACAAGACAGAACCATACGAACATCAACGCCAAGCGTTCGAGGACTCTCGCAACGTTAGCGAGTGGGCGTATTTTATGGAGATGGGGTGCGGTAAGTCGAAGGTTCTTATCGACAATGCCGCATGGCTTTACGAGAACCACAACCTCAAGACTCTTGTCGTCATTGCACCCAAAGGTGTATATCGTAATTGGGTGCTCAAAGAAATACCCATACACATGCCCGACAGAATACCTCACAAAGTATTTACTTGGCGGTCTTCACCTCGCAAGCACGAAGTCGAAGAACTCAAAGAAGCATGTGAGTATGAGGATGGACTGCGGATACTGATTGTAAACACCGAAGCTGTCATCACAAAGAAATTCAACGATTATTACAAAAAGTTTCGTAACTATCCTGAAGTAAACATGATTGCCGTAGACGAATCTACAGCCATCAAGAACCACAAAGCTAAACGCACCAAATCAATCATATCACTTGGTCAAGACTTCTCTTATCGTCGAATCTTGACAGGCTCCCCGGTGACGCAATCACCTATGGATCTGTATTCACAATGTGCGTTCCTCGATCCTGGGCTCTTGGGTCACGATAACTACTGGAGTTTCCAAGCTCGGTACGCCATAACTCGGCGGCAGAAGATGGGTAATCATTCGTTTGATATGATTGTAGGATACAGGCATATCGAAGAACTGGCGCAGAAACTCAAAGAATTTTCTACACGAGTGCTCAAGAAAGACTGTCTGGACTTGCCAGAAAAAACATACACTGTGCGCTATGTGTCCATGACAGACGAACAGCGAAAGCACTACACGTCATTCAAAGAGATTGCCATGACGATTGTTGACGATGAGGTTGTATCCGCAACCGAAGCTATGTCACAACTTCTGCGACTACAACAAGTTCTATGCGGCTATCTTCCTGTCAATGATGTTCTGACCGACATCGCAAATAATCGTATTGATGCAATGATGGAAGCTATCGAGGAGATCGACGGCAAGGTAATCATCTGGGCACGTTTTGTTGAGGACATCAGGCGCATCGAAGCTACATTGAAAAAAGAATACGGCAACAGTAGCACGGGTTCATACTATGGCGGCACATCCGACGAAGAACGTGAACGTATCGTCGAAGACTTTCAAAACCCAGAATCTGAACTACGTTTCTTTGTAGGCAATGCACAGACCGCTGGGTTCGGCCTTACACTTACCGAAGCTAGTAACGTCATCTACTATTCGAATAACTTTAATCTTGAACATCGTGTCCAATCAGAGGACAGATGCCACCGGATCGGGCAGAAAAATCCTGTCACATATATTGATTTGGTGGTTCCAGATAGCGTTGACGAGCACATCGTCAAAGCATTACGAAATAAAATTAATCTTGCGGGTCGTTCGCTAGGCGAACAAATGCGGGAATGGTTGAGGGTATAGGGGGCTGATAATTACCTTGGCGGTGGTGAAGAGTCCACCGAAGACAATGCAAAAATGTCTACTGCGCGGCTTCCCCGTTTATATTTTACAGGCCACAAAAGTAGATCAAGCTATTGTTGGCTTAATTTTAATGGATAGTAAATTTTTGTAACTCACTTTGAAAGGAAAGATTATGGCGAAAAATAAAAACTTTATTACTGTTTCCATCCCTCTCAGCACATATCATGTTCTAAAAGACATGGCTGAGAAGAATGAACGCAGTGTTGCGAGACAATTAACATGGCTCGTGAAACAAGAAACTACGGAAGGAAGTATCGGCGTTGGTGTCCCCGAGCCCGATACATCTGATTGTGCGAGTAATCGTAGTCAGTAGACCTTGCGTCTTCTTGCGTGTAGGTACAACACATGGGACCACCGGGGCACTCCGAGCAAGTCACTGGGTCGCACGGCTGCGGCGCGTTTTCTGTTTTTGTGTGTTGGGGCCAGAATCGTTCTTTGACTGCTGACCAAGGTGAAAACCTCTTTGCCTTTTCTTTAACCGACATCGTCTTCTACGCCATAGATTTTAATGTGTAATACGGTTTCGTCATTGTCGTCCAGTTCTCCACTCAAATCAACTTGCCAAAGACCATGCTTGACACATAGGTCATCAAAGTCTTTTTTGAACTTTGTATAGGTGGTTGTATAAGCAACCTTGTCTCTCTGCTTTACCTCAGACATCTTTCGCACTCCTCTTTTCTTTACTCCAGTCTGTAGGATAACCGCTATCCTTCCAGTATTGCAAGGCTAGTCGGATGCAGTCTCCTTTGCTGTACTTGCGCTCCTCCTCCTTGTTAAGTTTCTTTGTGACTGCCTCGATGTCCTTTTTCATAGACACATCTAGGTCAAACCCAAAAGTAGTCGATTTGCCAAATTTTCTTGGTCTACCCATTACTGGCATTATTCTGTCTCCTTTATCATTTTGTCTAAAATCTCTGCCTCAATAAGAAAATCTTGGTCAGAGTCGATTTGTACGTCCAAGTCGTGCGCCATTATTAACGCACCTCGAACCGCGTATGACATCATCTCATACGCCGCAACTAGCCTCGCCTGATACAATGCTAAATTATTCGACTTCTTTCGTCCGTGGTCAAACTCCGTGAACAACGTTATGCCCCACCAGACTGTGTCGTCTGGGTCTTTGGTCGGCTTCATGTTTCCACAAAGCGGGACAATTCGAATCTGATCCGCCGTATATGTGGCGGCGGGTTTTTGTGTTACGAAATCTATTACTTCGCCCATTATCTACTCCTCTCTTCTTCGTATAATTCATCTAGTATTTGTGTGCACTTCTCAACTTTCTCTGCCATTTCATCAGAGCCGCCCGTCATAGACAACTCAACCGACTGTTCAAGTAACAGTGACTTTACTTCCATCAACCGCTTCATGCGCCTCTCGATGTTTGAGTCAATGAACTCCTCAAAGTCACCCCGTGACATGACTGAATAGGGCGAGTGACTCGTATCGTGAAACTTGATTCTGTTACCAAACCAGATAACATGCTGAGTTTTTACGTTGTCCTCGTCTTTGTCTTCTTCGGGTATGTACACATACCCTTTGTAATCGTATTTAATATCTAACATTCTCTGTCTCCTTTATTGCTAATCCAATTTGTTTTGCTATCTGGGGGACAATCGCGTTGCCTAGTCCTCTAATTCTGTCCACCCTTTTGGGTATCCCATTAGCCACTCTACCCACGTCGGGTTCAACGCCCCACGTTTCCACTCCTCCGGTGACGTTCCACGAATCTCTGGGTGGTTGCCCAGCATCTTCTGCATCTTGCCGTTGGGTGTCCCCGCCGCATCCTCGTTCGCTGTCGGCGTAGGCCACATCGCTACTGCGTTGGGTAACGTGTCCGCCGGATTGCCCTTGCGTTCCTGTCTGCCCTTGCCTGACGCTCCCTTGTAATCCCTCGTCGTTGGGGTAGGCCACATCCGAACATCCGTCCGTAGACTCTTGCCCTGTCCTCCCCCCGTTGAACCCACCGCGTCCGCCGCCGCCGGAGTCGCCCACAGCTTGTTCGCTTCTGGACAAACCTGCTCTTCCAGTGTCGTCCGCAAGTCGTCCGACGATGAAGATTCTGTCTCTTCGGTGAGGTGCGCCGACGGATATAGCTGGAATAATAAACGGCCTCGTGGCGTAACCTTCTGCTTCCATTGCAGTGAGCGCAGTGTCCAATCCCATGCTGACGTGACCATAAACGTTTTCGAAAACGCACCAAGAGGGTCTTTTGGATGCAACAATTTGCATAATGTACGGGAAGATGTGGCGAGGGTCTTCTTCGCCCTTGCGTCTTCCGGCTTGCGAAAAAGGTTGGCACGGATATCCGGCTGTGAGGATGTCACAGTCGGGAACAGTTCTTTCTGGGTCATTTGCTAATTCCTTTACATCTTCTGCTATCGGCACATCAGGCCAATGTTTATTAATAATCTTGCGACTCCAAGGTTCTATGTCGCAGAACAAAACAGGCTTGGATAATTCCGCCCACTCGAAACCAAGTGCGAAACCTCCAATGCCCGAACATAAATCAACGTGCCTCATCAATCTGTCTCCTCCACACAAACCAACTCACCATCGCCCTCGAAATAAACATGGTTCAATCGCTCACCACTATCTATCTCGTCTCTAAGCTTGTCGAAAGCTTCCTCCTCTGAAGAAGCCTCGACTATTATGTATTCCTTAAAATGTTGAATACGTCCTACGTTATATTTAGGCATGTTAATGCACCTCCTTGCGTCTTTGTATGTCACGAGCAAGAATTTCGCTTGCGCCTGTGATGATATTGATCAGTTGGTTCTGTGTAATCGGGACGGCAATAAAACTGCCGTCCGTCTTCACACACATTTCTGCTTCGCCTAATCCACTTTCACGGATATAGACCAATGTCTTTTCTACGTCTTCAGTCATCCACTACTCCTGTACGTTTCATGTCATCCCAATAGCGTTCAATCTCAATCGGCACTTCATAACTCGTTCCACAATTTGTGCAGTCATAAGTCTCCCACTCAACACCATCACTGCCTGACCACTCAAGCGTGTCTTCATTGCAATTTGGACAATTAGGTTCTGTCATCTTTCACTCCTTCCACGAAAGCAAAGCCCGCCCCGTTACCTTCTGGGTCACGAGACAAGACTAGCTTTACACGTTCCTTGTTCTCTTTATTCTCGATAACAAAAGTAGGCCACGCATCGAAGTTATCATCTGTTTCTTCCATGTAAAAATCCACAATCTCAAAGCCAATCAGTTGACCATATAAATCATGCGCCCATAAATGTTCTTCAACGTATTTAGTATTTTTAGCTTCTGTCATTTTGTATTCCTTCTAATTGTTCGATGCAGTTTTCAATGCAATCGTTAATAGTTGTTTCAGTTCCTTCATTGTCTTTAGGCATGTTTCCACACCGATGACTCACGACTTTTTGAATGTCGTACAAGTCACACAACACATCCGATATAATTTCTTGCCTAGTCATATTTTCCTCCAGACCAACTCGGTGGATACCAATCCAATATCCTGTTAACGCAAGTAGGGGTTAAGCAAAACTCCTCGTCCTCGTCTATCCATTTGACAACGCCTTCATCAAGGGCATCGGCAAACGAACCCAAGTCCATCGACATGATGTCACTCGCCTCTGTGTTCCACTTGTGGACATCAGCCTCGTCAACCAAATACAGCGCAACGCTCTCATCAGATTGAAACTGCTCTAGCTTCTCAATTAATTCCTTTACTTTGAATACGCCTTTAATCATTTTGTGACTCCTCCTCAACATCACCAGACACAGTAATCTTGCTGGTCAAAGCCATGTGTATCGGCTCAAGTGCCGATATAATCACGTTCACATCTTGTATGGATAAATTCATCTCAGCCAAACCACGCAAATCATGTAACGTCATGTGTATTCTCATGTCGTCAATGTCAGCGTCACTCGGCTCGTGAACCTCGTTGCTACTTACAGTCATGTTATACCTCGTTGAAAATTAATAAAAACGCCCGTATAATCAGGCATGTTTATTATCTATTTTTGTTTGGGAAAAGTCAACAAAGCATTTGGAAAAGTGCTGGAAAAACATACGTTATATACTCTCTGTAGATTTAAAAATGTTTAGTAAATTTTTTTCATCTAGAGTGTATAAATGTATAAATGTATAAAAGTATAATACAAGACTGTTTTACTTAGGTTTTTTTTATACACTTCATATACACTTATACACTTCTAATGGGTCAAAAGGATAGAAATGTCAGAAGTAAAAGAAACTAAATCTAAAGAAGATATAGAAAACGAAGGTCGTTACCTTACAAATAGGCAACGAGAGTTTGCTAAACTCTATATTGAAGGTATTTATTCCAACGCAGAATGTGCAAGACGGGCTGGATACGCAAAAGAAAGTGCGAATGTCCATGCTTCTCGTTTGTTAAACGGCAAAGATTATCCTTTGGTCACACAACACATCACCGAGTTACGAGAAGAACGAGAGAAAAAATTTGGTGTCACCCTAATCGGTCAGTTGAAAAGATTTTCAGAACTGTCGAGATCAGCAGAAGAAGAAGGTCAGTTTTCTGCCGCCATCAATGCCGAAAAGATTAGGTCATCACTTGGTGGTCTTACTGTAGACCGAAGAGAGAATCAGCACATACACTCTATTGATAATATGTCACGAGAGGAAATAGCTGAACGCCTTTCAAAACTACGCAACGAATATCCGTCTGCATTTATTGAAGGGAAGGTTAGGGATGTCACCGGAACAGAGATTGTGGAAGCAAGTGAAGAAAGAACTCCCGTCCAAATCACACACGACAAGGATTGAGAACACTGTCGGCGTAGGTATTCCAGATAGTCACATTGCATATAACGGGTCAGCCTTCTGGTTAGAACTAAAGATAGCAAAAGCTAATCGAATTGACCTTCGTCCTGCTCAAATTGCATGGAATTATGAGTATTCTCTAGCTGGCGGTAAGAATTTTTTCTTAGTTTCACGCCCCTCGAAGGGCGATGTATTTTTATTTGGTGGCGGTCAAAGCCTTGAATTGCACGAAAAAGGCTTGAAAACGAGTCCCTTGTACCACGATTCGAGTCTTGCGGACTGTGTTTCTTGCGCCTTGCGCCTTGCGTCTGAATAGTCCGGGCCAGGTACCGGGTGCCGGGGGCAGCGTTATCCTTCTTTTGCAATCCCTTGATTACCTTGCGTCTTGTGGCTTCTTGCGCCTTGCGCCTCCGGGTGTCACCGGGTGCCGGGTACCGCGGGTGCTGGCAGCATAAAAAAGCCCGTGGCAATAAAGGGAGGTTGCCACGGGCGAGTAGAGGGATTGATTATGTTAGTATATCTCTGATTGCTTCGCGGACGCAAGTCTTATTGTAGCGTCCGCCGTCAGGTGTGGTGGTGGGCAGTTCTTCTAGGAGAAGACGGACGGCTTTTGTTATGCCGTGTTCTTTGACTAGGTCTCGTGCTCGAAAGTAAAGACCTTCATCGTTATTAATCCATAAGCTTACGTTCCAAGCGTTCCAGGATCGGTGTCCGTTATATGTTGTCATGTGTATACCTTTCTGTTGATACTTCATTATAACTATCCTTGGGGGAAAGTCAACTTGCGCCTTGCGCCTTGCGCCTCTTGCGTCTCCGGGATCCGGGCCGCCCGGGGCCGCCGCCCCGGAAACAATTTCTGCAGCTTGATCCTGGGGTTTACGAAGGGAATAAAATTTTCTGTAGTTTTAGTTCTGCAAGGCGTTCCCAATTAGGAACAATATCAAAATCGTTTTTGTGGTTGGAGCTTTCTTTATTCCACTCTGAAATATCGTGGATAAACTTTGGATCAATAGAAAGCTTTTTAAGAATAATCTCATGCGATTTTTGAGGTTTATAACCTAACTCGTAACGAGCTATCGTTGCCGTTCCAAAACCTAAAAATACGCTAAATGTTCTCTGGCTTGGTGCTTTGTTGTATTTGGTGTTAACCATGCTGTGTCTTAAAGTTTTAATTTCTTCAGGTGTCATGTCTATCCTCTTTCTAAAAAAGAGGGCAGTGCCGAAGCACCGCCCTCCAACCTGCTACCAACAGGATTAGCGAATTTCGAAACCACCAGACAGGCGGCAGAATTGTTCGAACTCTTTGACGTTGTCAACATCAAAGGGGTAGTGCGTGTTCCAGTTCTTGACTTTGCCAGTGCCATCACATCCATTGCACTTGCCCTGCACATATTCGTCATCACGAACACCAGTGCCATCGCACAGGGTACAGGTTTCAAGAGGCAAGCTATCAAGACGGGCTTGACGTTCTTCAGCGAACTTTTGAACGAACCCGACTTCCAATGCTTCTTTCAATCGGTCAGCTATCTGTAGCGCAGTCTCAGCGTCATATTCATAGCCATCATTGACAGAGCCTCTTGATTGCTCTTCTTCAGAAAGAAAATCATCACAGGCATCGCAAACGAATTGCCATAATGGATGCCAATACCAGACGTTATTACGAAAATATGCGCCTTGATTTTCAGAATGCCACGCATCGCTTGCCGCAAAATATGCGTCTGTTTCTTCTTGTGACGGGTTGCTAGACCAATCAATTTCTGGTTTAGCTCCTTTCAGAACAGGATTTAATCCGTAAACGTCCATTCCCATTATATGCCCTCCTTCATTGCATAGTCACGAACCTCGAAGAAATCCATGAATGAGATACTTTCCTCTAGCTCTTGTTTGCTAATCATTGGTGAAACGCTTTCACCCTCGACATCGCACCCAAGAACCAGACCATTCCCTGCTAGTGGGTATGGGTAGTTATCAAACTTAATGAATTTACTATCGGCAGAAAGCGACAACATGCCTTCATCATCTACATAAATGTCAGTAGATACGCCTTTCTCTTCGTCGTAGTTAATGCAGACTGTTGTGAACAAACTAGCACCAATTAGCTTTTGAATGTTCTTATAGTCTCCATCGTATTCGACAACTTCGACTGTCTCAGTATTCGGGTTAATTAAAAATGCCAACATTGTGTTCTCCTCTGTTGGTAGCGGGGCAACATTACCCAAAACAATAGTCCACTATTCGTGGGGGAAAGTCAAATAGTTTCTTCTTCTTCTAGTAAATTTTTCTGATAATAGCGGTTGTGCATCCATCCCATTGAGCCTCTTGCGCTTTCACTACCTTGCGTCTTCCAGCAGGTATCACATAGCGGGCGTTCTCCGCTTGTGTGGATCATGGCGATTGCTTCAAAGACAGTGCTTGCGTCTTCACCACAACATCCACACGCCGGGGCTTGCCCTTGTGCTATCATCCGGGCGAAGTGTTCCCACGATAGGTGCTTGCGATTGTGTGGTAGTTTGACCTTCTCGCTTGCGTCTGGTTTCAGATATGTAATGGCAATCTGGTCTGCAAGAAACAAGCGACGGCGGCTATGCCGCCGCCGTCTATATTGTGGTGCTTTCAGCATTAGCCGAGCTTATTTCTTTGAAGCTTTGACGTACATACGAACAACAGGTTTGAAGCTATAGAAAGCTTCCTGTTGTTCTCTAGTCAATTCTACATCAATGACGTAAGGATTGTCATCGCTAGGGCGGCCACCATTAACAGTCCGCAATGTGCGTGACGCAACCTCTTTAAGTGTGATAGTTGTTCCGTCGGATGCTGTAGCAGATGATGTGTTGGTTGTTTTAAAAACCTCCGTCATCCAAGCCTTGGCTTCACGCTCTGCAGCTTCAGCCTCTTTACGTTTTGCGGTAGCAAGTGCAACGGCATCTGCCGCCATGAGTACAATCATATCGTTTTCAATATCAGTCATTTTAATAAACTTTCTGCTCGGTAGCGGCGGCAATCAATGCAAGAACAAAGAAAGCGCAAGAGGTTTGAATTGACAGGATGCAAAGCAATGCACCCAACCAAGCATCAAAGCTATAAATTTGAGTAGCGCATAAAAACGCAAACCAAGACATAGACAGACCAGATGCTAGGTAAAAATTAACAGACCAAAATTTCGGTGTTGGTTTAAATTGTTTGAACATAATAATTCCCTTTGTTGGTGGTTAAGTTAACAACTACAGTTGTAAGTGATTATCCCGTAAAATGCAATACCCAAAAGAAAAGTAGTTAAACTTTTTTACTAGCTTTTGTGCTAGGTATATTTTCCCCAAGAAAAACTATTAATTTTTAACAGTAAATTCAGGGTAACTGGGGGCGATTGGCTGTTCGTCTTTTGTTCTAGTTACCCCCCGCCCCCCTATATTGTGCCCGTGCCGTCGTGCGCTGGGGCTACATATGTTAGATTGATAAATTCATTCAAATATAATATCGTTCGGACATGAACTTAGACATCGTTCCCGAGGAAGCCCTCAAAGAAATCCTTTTGTTAAAGGAAGCAGAAGCAAGTATCGTGAGACGCGAGGCGGCGAAAGATCGTTTCATGTCTTTTGCTCATCATGTTTACGATGATTTTATCGAGGGTAACCATCACCGAATTATATCCGAAAAGCTTGAAGCGGTTGCACGGGGGGAGTTAAAACGTCTGATAATCAACATGCCGCCCCGACATTCCAAATCTGAATTAGCATCATATTTGATGCCCGCATGGTTTTTGGGAAGGAACCCTAAACTGAAAATTATTCAGGCAACGATGAACACGGAGCTTGCCACACGGTTCGGACGTAAGGTTCGTGATTTGATTGCTGATCCTTTATACAGGGAAATTTTTCCGCATACAGATTTGAAAGCGGACAGTCAGGCGGCTGGTCGTTGGGAGACGAGTAAGAAGGGCGAGTATTTTGCGGCGGGTGTTGGTGCGGCGATGACGGGACGTGGTGCTGATTTATTGATTATTGACGATCCGCACTCGGAACAAGATGCTTTATCTTCGACTGCGTATGATCACACGTATGAGTGGTACACATCTGGACCGAGACAGCGTTTACAGCCTGGTGGATCGATAATTATTGTTCAAACACGGTGGTCAAAGAAGGATTTGACGGGTCGGTTACTGAACGAACAGATGAAAGACACGATGGCTGATCAGTGGGATTTGATAGAATTTCCTGCAATATTACCGTCGGGGAACCCTGTTTGGCCTGAGTTTTGGAAAAAAGAAGAGCTTTTGGGGGTGAAAGCGTCACTTTCGCCTACTAAGTGGAACGCACAGTGGCAGCAGAATCCAACGTCTGAAGAGACGGCAATGGTGAAGCGCGAGTGGTGGCAGAGGTGGACAAAGGAGAAGATTCCACGTTTAAAGTATATTTTACAATCCTATGACACTGCGTTTTCGAAAAAAGAGACGGCTGACTACACGGCTATAACAACGTGGGGCGTGTTTGATCCAGAGGAGGACAACACAGAACACATCGTGTTACTTGATGCTCAGAAGGGTCGGTACAATTTTCCAGAGTTGAAGGAGCTCGCGGCGGAGCAGTATGAGTATTGGGAGCCGGACATGGTGTTGATTGAGGCGAAGGCATCGGGTCAACCTTTGGCGGACGAACTTTTGCGTATCAACATTCCTGTTTTGACTTATTCGCCCGGTAGAGCCAAGGGTCGCGGTGGTATAGACAAGACTACTCGTATGCATATGGTTGCGCCGTTGTTCGAGGCTGGCCGTGTTTGGGTTCCTGACAAACCTTTTTCGGATGAAGTTATTGAAGAAGTTGCATCTTTTCCTAACGGGGACTACGATGATTACTGTGATAGCATGACTATGGCTTTGATTAGATTTAGACAAGGCGGATTAGTTACGTTAGAAGAGGATGAGGACGAGGAGTACCGTCCTTCGAGGAAACGTGAGTATTATTAATGGATCCGATAAGCACAGGTTTAGCTGGCATTGCTCTTGTACAGAAGTCGGTTGAGTTTATTAAGAGCAACATAAACACGGTTAATGATATTCGTGATATTGCGGGTGCGTTAGATGGATTGTTTGAAGGTGAGAAACAGGTTCAAAAAAAACGATTTGGTGACAAGTCTTTAATTGGGCAGTCCAAGGATGCGGCTCACTCGGTTATAGATGCCAAATTAGCTCAAGAGCAACTCGAAGAAATTTCGATAATGATAGATAATCGTTTCGGTTACGGAACGTGGCGAGCTATCATTGCGGAGCGTAACAAGCGGATCGCTGAAGAGAAGGAAGCGATTAAGCAAGAAAAAATTCGTGTACAAAAGGAAAAAGAGGCTAGACTAGAAGACCTAAAGCTTGGCGGCATTGTAGCGGGGATTCTTTTTGTTGTATGCTTTGGTTTAGTTATTTTAACAAAAATATTTTTTACGGGTTGATCTATGGATTCTGTAAATCGAAGAAGAGCGTTACGCGATAGGAATCTAACTGAGGAAGAGTTAGCTCGGTTACGTCAAGAGGCTATGGAAAACTTAGGCACGGATGCAAAGCAGACGGCGAGTGATGTTTATCAGGGTGTCGGTAACTTTGCTTCTTTCTTAAAAGAAAATCCAAAATCAGGAGCGTTACTAGCCGGAATGTTTGCTCCGGGAGCCGCGACTGTTGAATCTGCTGGTTTATATCCAGATCCCATGAATCCAGAAATTAAGCTACCAAGTTTAGCGGCACTAGCTTTGCCTGGCGAAGAACAAAATTTACTTGATGCGGGGCTCTTGGGTCTTGGTCTTGTGGGTGATGCGGTGCAAGGAGTTACTGCTGGTATACCTGCTGTTAATGTAGCGGGTATGCTTATCGGTGGTATTTTAAAAGCACCAAGCAAGCTTGACGATATTGCTGGGCTGTATAAATCGGCTCGTGAGATAGATCCTCTGTACAATGAGTACAAAGCAGCGCAAGAAAAGATGATTGGTTTCAAGGGAAGAGATCCAACACCCGAACAATTGGAAGCAAAGGGGTTTCTAAACGATTTTAAGGAACGAGCAGATGCAGGTGAGGAAAGCTATGTATTTGCGAGAGAAACAGATAACGAAATTAAAGCTGCAGAAAATGATTTAAAAAAACAAGAACAATTAAAGTTAGAGGCTTCTCTTGATGAAATTCCTGTCGAGGCGTTACAGAAGGCAAGTGATAAGACTCTCATGATAAGAAGTGGTAGTCTCGCTGGGAAACTATCAAATCAAGAAGGGGCGTTTGTTCGTGTTGACGAATTGCCCGAGTTTAACGATCTTTTTGGTGGTGTTTTAAATACAGACGATATACTCCCTAGCTCTCTTATTAATCGAGAACAAATACCGAATATTAATGTAGGCAAAGCAGAGGGTCTTAGAGGTCGTCCGTTGGTTGACCCTGTTAATAAGGTGACAGATATTGCGGGTCCATCTAGGGCAGAGCCTGTCTTGTATTATACAAATAGTGGCAAAGCCCTTTATAACGACGGTTTAATGAACGATGTGTTTACAACGGATGGTGTTGTGGAGTCATCGTTACCAGCGTCTGAGGTAGCTACAAGACTCGTTGGAAACGGTCAAACAAAAATGTTAAAAAAATATGCGCCCATAACTAAGAATGACGCGAATCTCCACGGTTTGCTTCCTTTCTTAGAGAAAAAAGGCAACGAGCCTGTAACAATTGCTGATCTAAGAAACGTTTACGAGCAAAACAAACTAGAGATTAGTTATAGGCCCTATGAAGCGGAGACGATGCGTAACAGAAACAGGAGTAATCTTGGTCGCTATGGGCAACATTTTACACCACGCCCAGAAGATGACGTTGCTGTTCTCAATACCAGCCGTCTTGCTAATGGCGTACAGCCGATTAATTACCGTGTTGTAGATATTGAGGAAGGCTTAGTTGGTATTAATCGCGGGGGGCTGAAGGTAGATGATAGAGATGCATATCACTATTCGGGTTTACCAGAGGGCGGAAATACTTATGACCAACTAGGGCATGTTCGTTTTGCTACCATAGATGACTTAGTTCCGGTTCTTGATCAGGATATGGACACAAACAGAGTAATACAAGGAATGACAGTCCCTGTTTCTGATAACCCTGCTGTTGTTGAGGCGATTACAGGAAAAACAGGTCGCGTCATTAACGAGATACAATTTGATTATCGAGATCAAATTAATGATGAAACATCTTACTTTAAGAAAAACCAAAACATCGCTGACTTAGAGAAGAAACTATCAAACAAACAAAACGTCGCTTATGAGACTTTTTCAAATTTAAGAACAAAGTATGACGAGATGGCTTCCGAAATCAACAACAATACGGATCTAGGCGGGCTCACTTTAAATGATATTATGGCAGCCACTCTTTCAAAGGCGGTTAGGGAAAACCCTAATCGTATGTCAGAATTTGCGGATAATTACGAGGATTTTGATTTTTTAGATAAGTTAGATCTCAGCATGGATGAGATTGTGGAGTATCGTAAGGCGTATGGTTCCGATGCGTCTGTTTTTGAAAACACGCTTGAGTTTATGGAAAACGTTGCGGGTATCCGTGCTGATCTTAATGGTACTTCGTTTGACTTGGAGCTTGACGAACTTACAGAATACATGAAAGACAGAGGTTTGCTTACAAACACCTACGACGCAGAAGGGGATTTTCTCGAGACAGTTTTAAATGATAAGTTTCTAGATGGAAATGCCGTTAATCCCCTTGATGATGGCGCAGGTTATATTTTCAATTCAAAAAAAGCAATCGAGGAGTTGAGAGACGAGCCCACCTATCAAGAAGGTGTTTTTTCTGCTTTTAAGGACTTGTCACCTGAAGGAAAGTCTGAGTTAGTTGAAGATCTAGCAAGAACTGTACTTGCGTCAAAACAACGACAACAAGGGAAACTTACTTTTGCAAGCGGGGTGGACGATTTAACTCCTGAGTTTGATGCCACAGTAAAAACTATTAACAACGTGGTGAACGACGTAACCAATTTAACTCTTCAAGCATCGGAACAATCAATCGAGGTTAATAATGCTTTTAGTGCTCTTGGAAACTTTAATGTTGCTAATAAAAAAACAGTTTTGTCTCCTGTTGAAAAAACTAATTACCTTAACACTGGAAAACCTTTTGCGGACGAGTATATCAAACAAGCTAACACACGCCGTATAATAGACGAGTTTCAAAAAGCTGATCAAGGTAGTGATGTTCGTAAACAAATTGCGGAAAGTGTGACCGACCCAGAACTCAAAGAGTTGTTACTTGTAACAGATTCTAGTGAAGGAAATGTTTTTGAAAAATTTGGGAAAATCAATAACTATCAACAAAGAAAAACAGAAGAACTAAACAACGCTCTTAATAAATTTGAAAAATCGGACCCTCAAAACTACCAACTGTTCAGAGATGTTCAAAACAAAAAGAAACTAATGCCGCCTGTTTTTGATGACGAAAAAGATTATTTTAAGTTCGTTATTCACCAACAAGTAAGAGATGCTTTTTCTCGTGGCGAAACTTTTGTTTCTGTTCCTAAAGCTGAAGACATTGCTGGTAATTCTGGCAGACCTGGAGTCTATGTCGAGAACTACGAGAGAACATACACAAAGGCTGTTGATGAGGTCTTCGACGAGCTTGTCGCAGAAAACCCAGATCTCTTAGTTAAAGACGAGTTGAGAATAGTGTCAGCAGACACTACGCCTGTTGAACGTCCCGCTAAGATGGAAAAAACTCCAAAACAAGAAGTAAAACATGACGGTCTAGCACAACGCGGGCTACCTGTTCCCACTCTTGTTTTGCTTGATGATACACAACAAATTAAAAGTAGCTTCCGTGCTCCGTTTAAAAAAGGTGGTTTAGTTGAACTTCGTAAAGGCATTGGCGCGATGGCTCGAAAGGTGTTATAAAAAATTATGTCAGAAACAGATATTGAAAAATTAGGTGCGCTTGTAGCGGATTCTATGGGACCGGGAGGACCGGAAGGTCAGTCTTTAGAGATTGAATCTGAAGGAACTCCTGTTGAACTTGAACAAGACTTAGAGGAAATGCTCGGTGTTGTCTTTGGTGAAGATGGTCAGGCACAGTTTATTATGCCCGGCGAGGAGGACACAAACTTAGAACTCCTCCATGATAGTAACTTAGCGGAAGACTTACCAGATTCTGTTCTAGACGAGCTTTCATCTAATTGTTTGCAGATGTTCGAGGACGATCAAGACTCACGAGAAGAGTGGCAGTCAGCGTTGTCTAAAGGACTTGACCTACTAGGTATTAGATACGAAGAACGCGACGCACCGTTTTCTGGTGCGAGTGGTGTAACGCACCCGTTGATTTCTGAATCGGTGACACAGTTTCAGGCACAGGCTTACAAAGAGCTTTTACCTGCAAGCGGTCCTGTTCGCACAAGTATTGTTGGACTTGAGACACCAGAGACAACAGACCAAGCGAGTCGTGTAGAGAACTTCATGAACTACTATGTCATGGAGGTCATGGAAGAGTATGACCCTGACATGGATCAGATGTTATTCTACCTTCCGTTGTCTGGTTCGACATTCAAAAAGATTTATTTCGACCACATCAAGGGGCGGGCTGTTTCTAAGTTTGTTCCTGCTGAAGATGTTGTTGTTCCGTATTCTGCGACAGACCTGAGAACCGCAGAACGCATTACGCATGTAACAAAGATGACAGAGAACGACATTCGTCGTTTGCAGGTTTCTCGTATTTACCGTGATGTAGAACTCCCAGGACCCGGCAGCTCTTACAAAAATGACGACGGCTTACAAGAGAAGCGCGATGAGTTGGACGGTATGCGCCCATCTTATTCGGATGATGTTTACACAATTCTAGAAATGCACACACATCTTGATCTCGAAGGTTTTGAGGACACGGATGAAGAGGGCGAACCAACAGGTATAAAAATTCCATACACTGTTACTATTGAGCGTGACTCTGGCAAGGTTCTGTCTATCTATCGTAACTATGAAGAAGAAGACACCGAGAAACGTGCGCTACAACATTTTGTGCATTACAAGTTCTTACCGGGTCTGGGTTTCTACGGCTTTGGTTTGATCCATATGATTGGTGGTTTGTCCTATGCGGCGACATCTATTCTGCGTCAGTTGATTGATGCGGGTACACTATCGAATCTACCTGCTGGTTTCAAAATGCGCGGTGTTCGTATTCGTAATGATGATGAGCCACTACAGCCGGGCGAGTTTAGGGACATAGACGCACCTAACGGAGACATTCGTAATGCGATTCAGACTTTGCCGTACAAGGAACCTAGCGCAACGTTGTCTCAACTTTTGGGTGTTCTGGTTGATAGTGGTCGTCGTTATGCTACTATTGCTGACAATGCCACAGGCGACATGAACAGTAACGCTCCGGTAGGCACGACAGTTGCTTTACTAGAGCGTGGCTCACGGGTAATGAGTGCGATACACAAACGTCTGCACTATGCACAACGTCAAGAGTTCAGACTTCTTACAAAGATTATTTCTGAGACTATGGAAGCATATCCGTATGCTTTGTCTGTACCACCAGAAACATTTAAACAAGACTTTGATGGTCGTGTTGATATTTTACCTGTTTCTGATCCGAACATTTTCTCTATGGCGCAACGTCATGCTTTGGCGCAGACACAGCTACAGATGGCGGCACAAAACCCTGAGATACATAATATCAGGGAAGCATATCGTCGTATGTATCAGGCCCTTGAGGTTAAGAACATTGACGCGATACTCAAGCCTGAAGAACCGCCACAACCGATGGATCCGGCGACAGAAATCTCTACCGCTTTTTCTGGTAGACCGTTCGAAGTTTTTCCAGACCAAAGCCAAGAGGCACATTTGTCTGCTTATGTGGCAGCACTAGTAAGTCCATCTGTAATGGAAAACCCTGCTGTAAAAACATTGTTGATGTCAAAAATGTTCCAGCGCATAGGGTTCTTGTCACAACAACAGGCGCAACAACAAGCTCAACAACAGGTTCAAATGGCGATGCAACAGCAAGGTATTGATCCGATGCAAATGCAACAAATGGATCCGATGATGGCACAGCAACTTCAAATGCAAATGCAACAACAAATGCAACAACAAATGATGCAACTGGCTCCGCAGATTAATGCACAACTTGTGCAACAATATCTACAGCAAGTCTCACCACAGCCACAACCTGATCCGTTGGTCGGTATCAGACAGGCTGAAGTCCAACTACAGGCGCAGGATAATCAACGTAAAGCGCAGAAAGATGCGGTGGATGCACAGCTTGAACAGGCTAGGATTGCACAGTCAGCGCAACAAGCGCAGGACAGGTTGAGTACACAACTTGAGATAGCGGGAGAGCGCAACGATATCAATAGAGAGCGAATTGAAACGCAAGAAGATATTGCGGTTATGAAAGAGCTCAATAAGAGGACTAACTAATGTTACAAGCACTTATTGGACCGATAGCAAATCTTGGCTCCACTTTCTTGAAAAACAGGGCTGAACAAGCGATGGCGAAGCAGAAGCTTAAAGTTGCAAAGATCGAGGCGCAAACAAAGAAGGTCGAGCAAGATGGTGCGTGGGAGTTAGAACAGGCACGGGCAAGTCAGGACTCGTGGAAAGACGAATTATGGACCGTTTTCTTTGTCTTATTGCTATCAGCGTGTTTCTATCCTCCTGCACAGCCATATATCGAAGATGGGTTTAGGTTTTTGCGCGAGGATTTGCCCGAGTGGTTAAGCTGGTCAATTATGGCTAGTATCGCCGCAAGTTTTGGTCTAAAGTCTATCGGACGGATAAAAGGATGAAAGCATGATTCCATTTCAACCTAATCAGATGATGGGTATTATGGGCGGTCTACCTCAAGGTGGCGTTAGACCCTTCCAGCCGTCACGAGGACCCACAAGTTTCGGTAGCAGAGAACGTTTTGGCGGGATGATGATGAACAATCCGTTTCAAGGCATGGGCTTCGGTATGGGCGGACAACCACGACCACCACAGGTTTCACAACAACCTGCAACCCCAACATTTAACGCACAACCACAACCGTTTTTCCCCATGACTCCAACGTTCGCGCCACAACCTGCTCCTATGACTGAAGATGAACGACGTATGCTTCTTACAACAGCTAATCCTTTTTCTTCTGGTCCAGACGCTATAAACCCCATGATGGGTAACAGGTTTAATCAAGCAAGAATGGAAGCGGGTATGGGTGGTATTGCAAGTTTAGCACCTCGCCAACCAATAATGAATACGCCGTTTGGTGGCATGGGCGGACTCGCTGATTTGTTTAGACAACGGATGCAACAATTCCAAACTACACAGCCTCCTAATCCGTCACAGTTTATGCAAGGTGCAAGAACTCCATCAGGCGGGCCAACCGTTCCGTTTTTAGGAGAGCTTATGCCACAAGGATAAGACAATGAAGACACCGAAGACACCAGTAGAAAAACTACCAAACCCAGGATTACAAGCTCTTTATCGTTCTGGCGAAAAAGGCAAAGAAGCCGTTGCAGAAATGGGTTTTGAAAAGGGCGGCATTGTTAAAGGCACAAAGTGTCCGTTCCGTGACGGCGGTGTAGTAAGAGGCACTGGTCAAGCTGTTCAAGGCGGCAAATTTACAGGACTTAAATAATGGCTCTTCCTTCATCAGGTGCGCTTTCTTTGAACGCTATGCATGTTGAGGCGGGTGGTTCTTCTGGAACTTCGGCTTCAATAAACGACAGCGATATTCGAGGACTGATTAGCAAAGGTTCTGGCGCACAAATGTCATTCAATGAATGGTATGGTGCTTCTAGTAACTTATATGACGGAACAGTTACCAATGGATACACAAATATTGATTTTGGTTTCGCAGGGCATTATTATTTTAGAGGTTTTAAAAATGGTGTTTCTCAACAAGGCTTATATACATTAATTAATAATGTAAATTTTGGTAGTGTTAGTGATGGCACTGTGGATTTTTTAAGCGGTGCTAGTTTAATAGTTCTTGCAGAGGCAGTTGAAGGTTCAGCTGGTGCGGCTGTAGGTACATTAAACTTTGAAGTTTCAGGAAGTTTTTCTAACTCAGGTTTTTCAACTTTAAAACTTACAACTAATGCTGGCTCAAATACTTTTAATAGAACAGACGCAACTTATCAGTCCCAGAATGGAACAACTTCTTGGGCTTGGACTACCACAGTAAATCAAAGTCCTTTTGGTACTAATGGTGCGAATGTAACAAGCACAACATTTGAATTTAATTAATATCTCAATAGTTTTTGTGAGTAATATGAAAATACGCATTGAAATAGATACAGCCGACCTACCAAGCGTAGGAACTCCTGTCGATAAAGACGCAGGAGACGGGTGTCCTGTTGCGACACAAGACATTGATGTCAATCTAGAGAACCGTCAAAAAGCTATAGACGAATATGACTACGGTCCATTAGATCCTGGAGTTGACCACACAGGTCAAAACGATAAGTTTTGGACAAATATAGCAAATACATTCAAAACAGATATTGATGCTGCTTTGGAATCTCGATGTGCTAATTGTGCGGCTTTTAATCAAACGTCTCAAATGTTGGATTGCATTGCTAAAGGTATTGGCTCGGAGGGCGCGGATGACCCTTATGATTCTATCCAAGCTGGTGATTTAGGTTATTGTCAGTTCTTAAAATTTAAGTGTGCTTCACAACGTGTGTGCACAGCATGGGTTTCTGGCGGTCCCATAACCGACAGCGATATGTCAACTCAAGGTGACTTACTTTGAATGTAGTTGACTTTATTAGCAAATACCGCAAAAATCTCAATATTCGAATTGAGGACTTAACGACAACTGTTGCCAGCGGGTCTATAAAAGACATGGAACAGTATCGCAGTTTAGTAGGCGAGATACAGGGCCTCTCGTTTGCGATGGATGAACTTAGTGCCCTGCTGAAAGGTTATGACACCGATGACGAAGACTCTATTAGTACCTGACTATATAGCAGCACAAGAAAAATCAAAGAAACAGGCAGAATCTCAAAAAGCATTAGATCGTGTTCCGCAACCAACAGGTTGGCGGATTCTTGTTATGCCGTATCGCGGACGTGTGAAAACAGACGGAGGTGTTTATATCCCGGACGCTGTTGCGGATCGTGAGGCATTGGCAACTGTTGTGGCTTTTGTGGTGAAGGTGGGGCCGTTGGCTTACAAAGATCCTGATAAATTTGGAACAGACATGGAGCCTTGGTGTAAAGAAGGTGACTGGGTCTGTATAGGAAGATACTCTGGTTCTCGGTTTAAACTCGAGGACGGTGAGGTCAGAATTATTAACGACGACGAGGTAATTGCAACTATCGTCGATCCAGAAGACATAAAGCTTTAGGAGAAAAAGATGTCAGAATTGCCAGAACCAAATGATCCAGTTGAGATAGAGAACGAGGAATTTGAGGTTGAACTTGACGAACAAACCTCCGAAGCCGTTGAGCCGGAGACAAAAAACCAAGAGCCTGTTCAAACAGAAACAGTTGAAGAAACAGATGAACAAGATGTTTCCGAAAACGAAGAAGAGCTTACTGAATACACCGCAGGTGTGCAAAAACGTATTGAAAAGCTGACGTATAGAAGACGCGAAGCGGAAAGACGCGAACAGGCGGCGTTGGAATATGCTGAAGCTTTAAAAAATCAAGTAAGTCAATTACAGCAACAACAGGAAAGTAATTCGACTGCTGTTGTTGATCAGTTTGGTAACAGGGTAGCTTCAGAGCTTGAGACAGCTAAGATAGCTTATCAGAAAGCGCATGAAGAAGGTGACGCAGAAGCATTGTTTAATGCCCAGCAAAATATTAGTCGCCTAGCTTTGGATCAAGCTAAATACGAAGAAGCGAAGAGAAAACTTGAAGTTCAACGTGAGGCCCCCCAGCAAACAGAAGTTCCACAGGCACAAGCACAAGCACCTGTACAACAAGCGGCTGTAGAACCTGATCCGAGAGCACAGGCATGGGCAGAAAAAAACTCATGGTTTGGTGAGGATCAATCCATGACTTATGCGGCGTTTGGTATTCACAGACAACTGGTTGAGGAGGAGGGTTATGACCCGACATCTGATGATTATTATACAGAATTGGACTCACGTATTAAGAACGATTTTCCTAGCAAGTTTCAATCGAAAAAGAAACCACAACAAAGAGTTGCTGGAGCATCAAATTCAGCGTCTCGAACAACCACTAAGGGCGGTAAAAAAGTAATTACTTTGAGTGACTCTCAAAAGGCAATCGCAAGAAAACTTAATGTTCCTTACGATGTCTATGCAAAAGAAGTTGCAAAACTACAGAAGGATACATAAGATGACAGAGAAACGCATACCCCGAGAATCGCAAACTCGTACAAAAACTGCGCGACGAACACCTTGGAAACCTCCTAGTATGCTGGAGGCCCCCGAACCACCGAAAGGATACATCCACAGGTGGGTTCGAGTTGGAATTAGAGGCGAGGACGATAAGACAAATGTCCATGCCAAGCTCCGAGAAGGATGGGAGCCTGTGAGAGCAGACGAGCATCCAGACTTCGAAGCTCCAACTATTGAAGAGGGAAGATACCAAGGCGTTATTGGGAACGGTGGGCTTATGCTCTGTCGTATTCCAGAGGAAACGGTATCTGAAAGAACTGCTTATTTCCGGGATCAGACCCGCAACCAGATGAAAGCCGTTGATGAAAACCTCATGAGGGAGCAACATCCCTCGATGCCTATCCAGAGCGATAGGCAAAGCCGTGTAACTTTCGGAGGCAACCGCAAAGATGCTTCTGATTAGAACTTAATTGTTTGTTTAGGAGACTAAAATGGCAAACTCAAATGGTGCATTTGGCTTACGACCCATCGGTAAAGTGGGTTCGGGCGTAAACAGCACTGGTACAACTGAGTATCGCATAGCCTCAGACAACTCAAACGCAATTTTCCAAGGTTCTCCAGTTATTCCGCTTGCAGCAGGTGTTATCGACATTGTTGGCGCGGCTGCTGGTGGAACTGTAGGCTTGGTTGGTGTGTTTTATGGTTGTGAGTATGTGAGCTCAACTACTGGTGAAGTTATATTCTCAAACACTTACCCTGGGTCGGGTGCGGACAGCAACTTTCCTGTCAAAGCCTTTGTTTATGATGATCCCATGCAGCAGTTCGTAATTGCTGCAGATGCTTCGCTTACAAATGAAGCAACTGCTCGTGCGGCGGTATTCGCTAATGCTAACTTCTCATCAGGTACATCCGGTAGCACAACTACTGGTATGTCCTCTGCGGCGTTAGCTGTGAGCACAATCGCAGTAACAGCGAATCTTAATCTTCGGATTATGGGAATTGTCGATGATGTCGAGAACGCAGACTTTGCGGCCTCTGGCATTGGTGTAATCGTTCGTTTGAACAACCACTTCAACTCACCTAACGGTGCGATTGCAGGTGGCACTGTTTCAACGACAGGCGTATAGGAGTTTAGGTTATGGCTATTTCCCGCGCACAACTCGCAAAAGAGCTTGAGCCAGGTCTCAACGCTCTTTTTGGACTGGAGTATAACCGATACGAAAACCAACATGCAGAAATCTTTGACACAGAGGCATCTGATCGTGCTTTTGAAGAAGAGGTAATGCTTTCTGGTTTTGGTGCGGCTCCTACGAAAACTGAAGGGTCATCTATTTCTTATGATGACGCTCAAGAGGCATACACAAGCCGTTACACACACGAAACTGTAGCTCTTGGTTTCTCCATTACGGAAGAAGCTGTAGAGGACAATCTTTATGATCGTCTCTCTTCTCGTTACACTCGTGCGTTGGCTCGTGCAATGGCTCACACAAAGCAGGTTAAGGCTGCGGCTGTACTGAACAACGCTTTCACCGCTGGCGCGACTGCTGGTGGGGATGGAGTTGCTCTTTGCGACGCAAGTCACCCGCTTACAAATGGTGGCACATTCAACAACGAACCTACTGTTGCTGCTGATCTTAACGAGACATCTCTTGAAGATGCTCTGATTAGCATTGCAGGTTTTGTTGATGAGCGTGGTCTGATCATTGCCCTTCGTGGTACTAAGTTGATCATTCCGCGTCAGCTACAATTTGTTGCCGAGCGTCTGATGGCTACGAATCTTCGTGTTGGTACAGCAGATAATGATACAAACGCTATCCGCAACATGGGTATGTTGCCAGAAGGATATACCGTTAACGATTATCTAACTGACACAGATGCATTCTTCATCAAAACTGACTCTCCGAATGGGTTTAAAAACTTTGAGAGAGCCGCTTTGACAACGCAAATGGAGCCTGATTATGATACAGGTAACATGCGTTACAAAGCCCGTGAGCGTTATAGCTTTGGCTTTAGCGATCCACGTTGCGTATTCGGTTCGCCCGGAGCGTAATTACAATACATTGAAAGGGGCGGCATTGACCGCCCCTTTTTTTATGCGTATAGTAAAGATTCCTGACAGTCGCATAGGGCGACTGACAATAGCCACGACAGGAGACACACATGGCTAACACAACTTTTAGCGGTCCCGTCCGTTCTGAAAACGGGTTTAAAGTTATATCTAAAAACTCAACTACTGGTACAGAGACAGATGTAGTGGACATTGCTTCCACTGGTATTGTCACTAGTAAATTTGTAAAGCACGTTGGGTTTGCTACAGGTGTTACTGTAAACACCACTGCTGGTGACAGCCCAGCTATTGGTCAATTCACACAACCTGCCAACACTATTATTACCGACATTAAGATTTTCTGTGTTACCGCACCAGTGATTGGTACAGGTGACATTGGTTATGAAGTTGGTACTTCTAGTTCGGGTGCACAAATTGTTGCAGCAGTTACTGATGAAATTCTCGATGGTGGTACAACTGTAGTGGTTGGTAATGTAACTACTACAACGCTTGTTGCTCAGACACAAAGTGCTACGACAGCACCTGCTTCTGTTCAATATACCTCTGCCGAAAGAACGATTTTTTGCAACATTACCAATACTGTTGATGCTACTACCGCAGGTTCGTTTACTTTCATTGTTGAGTATGTACAGGTTGCATAAATAGGGGGCAGTCATGGCTGGTTCAGACATTAAGACCAAAAGGCTTACTGCTACAGGTGATGCTTCAATAGGTCGAGCTCGTGTTCGTCAAGTTTTAGTTACAACTGGTGGTTCTGGTACGCCAGAATTAAAAATCACAGATGGCTCCGCTTCTGGAACAGTGGTTTTGCATTGTGATCTATTGGCAAGCGAGGTTGACATCATCAGCTTTCCTGATGAGGGAGTCTTGGTTACAGATGACGTGCATATTGCCACTATCGATGACATCACCTCTATTACTGTCTTTTACAACTAGAGGCTAAGATGGCTCGAACGGCAAAAAAAATGCCGAAACGCAACAAACGTAATTTCCGTCCCACCAAAAGTGGGGCGGGGATGACGAAGAAGGGCGTAGCTGCTTATCGTCGTGCCAACCCCGGCAGTAAACTAAAGACTGCGGTTACTGGTAAGGTTAAAAAGGGTAGCGCGGCGGCGAAAAGGCGCAAGTCGTTTTGCGCTCGTTCTGCGGGTCAAATGAAAAAGTTCCCGAAGGCCGCAAAAAACCCAAATAGCAGATTGCGCCAAGCTAGAAAAAGATGGAAGTGCTGATGGCTAAAACAGATGAACTCCTTGCTAGGCTTGAAAAGCATGAAGCTGAATGTGCGTTGCGGTACAAATCAATTGATGAGCGTTTAGAAAACCAAGACAAAGTTTTAAAAGGTCTTGATATGAAGCTGTGGGGATTAGCAGGTTTAATACTAGCTGCTAGTCTAGGAGGCTTCTTCGCTTCTTAGATAGGACAGACGAATGGCTATGTCACGTTCTCAAATGTCTAAACAAGTCTCCAAACCACCTCAAAAAAGGAAGTGGAGCAAAAAACGCAAACATGCTATTAATTGTAAACGTCCAAAAGGTTTTTCTGAGAAAGCGCACTGCGCTTCGAAAAAGAAAAAAATGAGGAGAAAATGATATGTCTAAAACTAAATCCAAGAAAGATGCTTGCTATCATAAGGTCAAAGCGAGATACAGAGTGTTCCCTTCAGCGTATGCATCAGGAGCAATTGCTTCATGTCGAAAAGTCGGAGCAAAAAATTGGGGAAATAAGAGCAAGAAGAAACCTGTTAGAAAAGCAAGTGGAGGAATGGTGCGAGGAGAGCCCCGATTTAGAGATGGACAAACTTTTAAGTATAGAACCACTAAGATATTCTGATGCCCCGTGTCCGTAAAACAAAAGCAGGATCAAACCTAAAACGCTGGTTTAAAGAGGAATGGGTCGATGTCTCGACGGGGAAACCATGTGGGCGTAAGAAAGGTGAAAAACGGGGTACTCCATATTGCCGTCCCAAGAAGAGGGTATCCAGTAAAACTCCTAAAACAGCCTCTGAACTATCAGCCTCTGAAAAGAAATCTAGGGTTTCGCAAAAAAAACGTATTGGACAACCCGCAGGAAAACCAAGAAGAGTAAAAGCGGTCAAAAGACGAAAGAAAAAATGAGTGTCCAAAAGTTTTTAGACACATGGATACGAGACAAAGTATCTCAGCCCTCCCCTGAAACAGCGAACATTCCTGCTTGCCCGTATGCCTTGAAAGCATGGATTGAGGACAAGGTTAAAATTGTTGAAGTCGCTAATCTTTGGGAAGATGTGGCGGAACAAATAGAAGCGTTTACAGATGACTATCAAGTGGTGATCTGTTCTCAGATACAGCAGTTAACATACGAAGAGTTAGAAGGTTGTTGTATGGGATTAAACGCTTATCTAGCATTAAAAGAAAAAGACATTTGGTTGCTTTCTTTTCAAGATACTTATGATATGATTTTGATACAAAGACTGTCGCATCTTGACGAAGCGTCCAAGTTTTTGGAGCGTCTAAATTATTATGCCAATTATGGCACGGATGATCTGGAGCGTTTAGTTTTAACCCGACGAAGATGGAGAGAAAAATGCCAGGTAACAAAGGAATGAGAGGCAAGAAGCCCAAGAAAATGATGGGCGGAGGAATGGCCTCTAAAAAACCTATTCGTATGCGCGGCGGTGGCATGGCTAAAAAGATGGGTCATGGCGGTATGGCTAAAAAGCCTATGCGTATGCGCGGCGGCGGCATGGCTAAAAAGAAAAAGTAGATGGCTACTTCAGGTTCTAGAGATTTTACTCTCGATGTTTCTGATGTCATCGAAGAGGCATATGAGCGTTGTGGAATAGAGATTCGTACAGGGTACGAGGCGGAGACTGCTCGTCGATCCCTTAACCTTATGTTTGCTGAATGGGCGAACAGGGGGGTCAATCTTTGGACAGTCAAACTAGGCACACAAGCTCTTACATCTGGAACTGCAACGTATAGCTTGTCTAGTACAATTGCTGATCTTTTAGAGGTTGTCGTCAGGCGCGACGGCGTTGATCTTGAGGTTCAACGGATAAGTCGAGGGGAATATCAGAATCAACCGAACAAAGCTACAACAGGTCGTCCTTCTAGTTTTTATTTTAACAGGCAAGTTACACCAGAAATAAATCTTTGGCCCACGCCAGAGAATAGCACAGATGTTCTACACTATTACTATGTGCAACGCATAGAAGATGCGGACTCGCTTGTAAACGATGTTGATGCACCTTTTAGATTTTTGCCGTGTATGGCTTCTGGGTTAGCTTATTATCTTTCTGTAAAACGAGCTCCAGATAGAGTTCAGTTGTTGAAGAATATTTACGAGGAAGAGTTCCAACGAGCTGCTGATGAGGATGAAGATCGTGTTCCATTAAAACTAACTCCAAGTATGCGGTATTTGAGGGTTAGATAATGGGACGTTACGCATCGGGATCAAAAGCGTTTGGCATTTCTGATCGGTCAGGTTTTCGCTATCGTTTAGCTGACATGAAAAAAGAATGGAACGGTTTATTAGTTGGACCTGATGAGTTTGAAGAAAAACATCCTCAATTAACGCCTCCTAGAAATGTTTTTGATCCTCAAAACATACGTGATCCTAGACCAGATAGAACAGAACCTGCGGTTAGGGTTATTTTACCGTTAAACCCATTTACATCAGGCTCCAGCGGTTCATCCGTTATCTCTGTAAGAGAACCGGGTCACGGTAGAACAACAGGTGATTTGGTTCAGTTTAGGACTGTTGAGTCTTTTGATAACTTCACAGATATTGCTATAGAAAACACAGATTCTTTTTCTATAACTGTTGTTGATACAGACTCGTATACATTCGACATAAGTCAAAGAGGCTCTTCCGAGACAGCAACTGTGGGGTCTGTTAAAGGCGGCGGTAAGATTGCGTCTGCTGAAGCCAAAACTTCTGGACCAAACACAGCGAGTATTGTGTCTAGCTTTATACAGACGGCGAGTGCGTCTATCGTAACTTCGTCCTACACAACCTACACTGTTGCTGTGCAGTCCACATATAGCGGCAATAAATACTTTATCGGCGGTTCTGAAACTCCGACACTATCTCTGACAGAAGGGGAAACGTATAGGTTTGATCAGTCTGATTCGAGTAACTCAAGTCATCCGCTGCGGTTTTCGACAACAGCAAACGGAACGCATGGTGGCGGATCAGAGTACACAACAGGTGTAACAACTAACGGCACACCAGGATCGTCAGGTGCGTATACACAAATAGTAGTGGCGACAGGTGCGCCTACATTGTATTACTACTGCACCAACCACTCCGGTATGGGAGGTCAAATAAACACATGAGTTTTACATTAGCCACGCTGAAAACAGCTATACAAGACTATACAGAAAACACAGAAACGTCGTTTGTAAGTAATATAGACAACTTTATTAAAGCCACGGAAGACAAAATATTTCGGGCTGTTGATTTAGAAGACTTTAGGAAAAATGTTACTAGTAGTCTAACAAACAACGATCAATATTTGTCCGTCCCTACGGACTATTTAGCGTCTTTTTCTTTAAGAATTACTACGTCAGGATCAGAGAAGTTCCTTTTGCAGAAAGACGTAAACTACTTGCAAACATATACTCCTGCATCGACTACAACAGGGCTCCCTAAATACTACGCTCGATTCGATACAGATAACTTTATTGTGGCTCCAACTCCAGACTCTAGCTACAATGTGGAGCTTCATTATTACTATCAACCCGCTAGTCTCACTGCTGGTGCGGATAGTGGTACGACTTGGCTTAGTACAAATGCCCCATATGCATTATTGTACGGAGCAGTTTACGAAGCTTATAACTATATGAAAGGTGAGGCGGATATGTTACAACTGTACAATACTCGTTTTACAGAGCAGTTAAGTAGGCTCAAAGACCTTGGTGAGGCAAGAGAAAACACAGATGCCTATCGTCGTGGTCTACCAGATACTAGGAGAACATAGATATGGCAACTACAAATGCGGCTACTACCTATCTTGAAGGGAAGCTTCTTAGTTTTCTTTTTAAAAATAATGCGGTAAGTTTTGCTACACCGGGCGACAGTATATATGTCGGGCTTGCTACTGCTGTTTCTGATGCAGAGGGAGGCAGTGTAACAGAAGCAAGTTTCACGAACTATGCTAGGCAACAAGTTACAGCAGCGAACTGGACAATAGCGTCTACGTCTGCTGACGCACAAACAGTTAATAACACAAACAATGTGGAGTTTCCTGCTTCGGGTGGCACAACACAAACTATAACGCATGTGTTCTTAGCGGATGCTTCGTCCAGCGGGAATATCCTTTTTATTGGTGCGTTAGACTCAAGCAGACAAATCGCAAGCGGTGACATCTTTAGAATCAACGCCACTAATCTCAGTATTGAGTTGAAGTAATGGCTCTGATTATTGCTGATAGAGTCAAAGAAACCAGCACAACCACAGGCACGGGAACATACACTCTTGCTGGTGCGGTAACTGGTTTTGAGACATTCGGCTCTATCGGTAATGGTAACACAACATATTATGCTTGCACGGACGGTGCGGGTAATTTTGAGGTTGGTGTTGGTACATATACTTCTTCCGGCACAACTCTTGCTCGGACATCCATTTTACAATCCAGCAACAGTGACTCTGCCGTAAACTGGTCGGCTGGAACAAAGACATTGTTCTGCACGATGCCAGCACAAAAAGTGATGGTGTTAGATTCTGATCAGACCAGTGCGGCAAACAAACTGCCATTTTTTAACGGTGCTTCAGTCGCAGATGTGACAGACTTATCTGCTTATGGTAGGTCTTTGATAGACGACGCAGATGCGTCAGCGGCTAGAACAACACTCAGTGTAGACGAGGCAGGGACAGCAGTTGCGCTTGCTATAGCTTTGGGATGACAAGAACATGGCAAACACCTTTAAAATCAAAACAGATACTGCTGTAGGAACAGGTGCTGCCACTATATATACCTGCCCGTCATCTACAGCGACAACTATCATCGGACTATCTATCGCAAACATTGTGGCATCACAGATCACTGTTGACGTGCAGTTAGAGAACAGTGATGGCGATAATATATATCTAGTCAAAGCAGCTCCTGTCCCGGTGGGCAGTGCCTTGGTTGTCGTAGGCGGCGATCAAAAGGTTGTCATGGAAGCATCAGACGTATTGAAGGTAACAACAAACACAGCATCTTCTGGTGATGTTGCGTTGTCTATATTGGAGATTACCTAATGGCGATTAGCAAAATTACATCAGATGCTATAGATGCAACTGGTTTTAATTTAGATAGTAATACACTGACTATTGACACCACTAATAATCGGGTTGGCATTGGCACGGCCACTGTCTCAGAGGTGCTTCATCTTCATAGTTCTAGCGGCACTGTTGCGGCAAAATTCACTGACGATACTGCGGGTACAGGCACAGGTGATGGATTTGAAATTGGCAAAGACACTAATCAAGGTGGTTTTATTTGGAATTATGAAAACGTCGCCACTTATTTTGGTACAAACAATGCGGAGCGTATGCGCATCGACAATGCGGGGAATGTCGGCATAGGTACGAATTCTCCAAGTAGTCTGTTAGAAATTTTTAATGATTCTGTAAGCGGTAATACTCAGCTTCATATTCATAATGATAAAACAGGTGATTCCGCCGCTTTACGTTTAGAAGGCAAACGTGCCTCAAATAATGATTCGTGTCAGCTTATTTTTGCTAATAATGGTTCAATTGGTGCAAGTGTTAGAATGTACTCTGGAGGTGATGAAGGAGAATTGCGTTTTTATACAAGTGCATCAGGTTCTGGAAATGCCATAACTGAGCGTATGCGTATTCTTGCTGGCGGCGGCTTAACCTTCAACGGCGACACTGCTTCAGCGAATGCTTTGGATGATTATGAGGAGGGAAGTTGGACACCAACTCTTACTGGTACTGCTACTGCTTTAGCCGCAACTTATCATGCTTCTTACATTAAAATAGGAAGAAAAGTCACAGCACAGGCTTATCTATATTTTGCTACAGATAGTGATACAAGTCCAGTAAAAATAACACTGCCATTTACTAGTCACAATGTATCAAACGGCTGGCAAGCAGGTGTTATAAGTTACAATACTGGATTTACTGGTGACCATGTAATTATTGCTCCAAACTCAACCAACATGGAAATAAGGAGTGGAAGTGGTGGAAGTGCAAGGCTTTATTCTGAATATAGCACTAAAGCTATAATTTTTGGAATTACATATATAACGGCTTAACAGGAAAACAATTAATGGCATATATAGGACAAAACGCTGACGGAAACTTTACCACATCGGTATCGAAAGATACTTTTAGTGGTAACGGTTCTGCTACGGCATTTACTTTGTCCGAAGCCGCAACGACAAATACTGTTGATGTATTTGTAGAAAACATACGGCAAGAGCCGACAACAGCATATTCTGTAGACGGAACTACACTTACCTTCACAGCCGCACCTGTAACAGGCACAAACAATATCTATGTTGTAAATCGTGGACCGATACAGCTTTCTGCAAGTCACCCTGCGGCACAGTCTTTATCTGCTTTTAGTGCAACGATAACCAATGATTTGACTGTTGATACCAATACGCTGTTTGTTGATGCCTCTGAAAACAAAGTGGGAGTTGGCACAACAACAGTAACAGACGCAGGTGTAACAATAACACCAAGCGTTACTCGTGCAGGTGGTTGGGATGCACACCTTGCTTTGCAATCTACAGCCGCAGATGACTTTCCTGCTCTTTTGTTTTCTAATGCGGCAACAAATAGGTATGGGGGTATAGTTTCTACAAATGACGCATCTGGCAATGTTGCAAATAATAGCACTGCGGCAATAGACTTTCTAATGACATCTTCAACAGATGGTAATATTAATATCAGAACCAATACTGCCGTTGGCACTAGCGCACCCGTATCAAACTGGCAGTTTACGCATGACGGTAATTTAAAAGCACTGGTAAATGGTAATGGGATTGATTTTAGTGCATCTGCTGGCGGCAATGCATCATCGTCTGTATTAGACGACTATGAAGAAGGCACTTGGACACCTACTATAGCTCAAGGTTGGACAAGCGTTTCGTACACAAACTCTTATCAATTTGGTAAGTATACTAAAATAGGCAATATGGTGACTGCTTGGTTTTGGTTACAGTTCAGCGGCACTAGCGCAGGTAATCAGGTTTTTGTAGATGGGCTACCTTTTACAACACCAGATGCGACTACCGTCGAGCTTGCACATAGAGGCGGTGCGGTAACATATTTTAGTACGCCTGTTACTGCGGCAGGTGCGATAACTGCATACACCGCAGGAGGTAGCACACAAATACAGTTTTATGCGTTTGACGATGGAGGGGCGGGCGCGCTATCAAATGCAAATGCTAGTAGTGATTTTTTAATTGGGTCAGTTACATACTGGGTAGAGTAATTAACCCGTCTGGAAGTCGGGTCGGACAGGTGGCAATCCCGCCACGATAACATAGGAGACTAAAATGAGTTTAACAAAAGAATTTGAATATGACTGCGAAGTAAGGGGCGAACATAAAAACGTCCAAGTTCG